GTTTCCCAGTCACGATCTTAGACCACCCTTCATATTTTTCATTAGGCGTAGTATTTTTTATTTTACCATCGTCAGCACCACCAAAATTAGGTACAAGAAATTTAGATTTTGTAATAGTTTGAGTTGACATATAATCATCCCAACTTAATTCGTATTTATAATCCAAATCTAAATCTACACCACGATTTAGTAAGTTATTGATTGAATTAGCAGACTTTTGAAGAGATTTACTATATCTATTTTTATCTACTAATGGAGCTGTGTTAGATTGTTTATTTAAAACAATATCTGTTAATTTTTCCCAACCAGAAGAAACTTCTCCGTCACCAGCTTGTTTGCTAATTGTTTTTGTATATAATTCTTCGATTTCCGTCATTTGAGCTAGTAAAAATACAACTCCAAATGGACTATACTTACCATCTTCTCTTTTAACAGCATATAAGGCGCATTTTTCAGCGTTTATTTGTTCTGAATATATAGGAAGAAATTGTATAGGTCTAGAATCAAAAGTAATAGTATCATAGGTAAACCCTTGAGAAACCCCTGCAAAATTTTCAAGATAGGGATTTGCTAATTTTACTCTTATTTTATCCATTTTTAAAAGTTTAAAAAAGTCCCTAACTTAATAGGGACTTTATATTATTTATTTACCAACTTATTCTTCAGGAGCTACTACAGCCACCGATTGAAATATATATTGATGTTTTTTAGTTACAGGAGGAGCACAAGCCTCTATCACGTCGTTTGTTACTTGAGTAGCAAGTTGAGAACAGCAATTTTCTGTGTTACAATCGCATTGTAATCCTGAACCTGAGTCATAATAATAACCAGTATCTGGACATTTAGCTAATGCTTCTGTACACGCAGTGTTTGCATCTTCACCTTTAGCTTGCGCTGCATCTCTACACTCAGCAAACTCTTCACCCATGTTTTGTTCTGGAACCCACGCTAACCATTCACTATATTCTGCAGGTAAGTCATTGCTTAATGCATTATTAATGATGTTTTCAAAACCATTTCTTAAATCTCTACAAAGATAATCTTCCTTTGTAAAACCATTAAAAGTTGGATATTCAAATTGTGATGGGTCTAGTTCAATACACTGGTAAGCAGCTTCATTAAGCTTCTCCCAGTTTACATCTTCATTACCAGCTACATACTTGGTTATTGTGATTGTGCTTTTTATAGCACCACTTGAATCAGTTTCTTCAATTATAGTTTTTGCAAAACTTGATCCGGTTTCTCCACATTTAACAGCGTAGGTAGATCCTGGAGTTAATGATATAAATGTAGGACCTGCTGATTCAGTATTAATTTTTATTGTTGACATAATTTATGTTTTTAAAAGGTTAATAAATTACGCTACGAATAATACGAAATTGTTAGCAGCTTGTACACATAGACATCTTTCAGAAAGATAATGAACTTCCATAGCATCAAGAGATGAAGTATAAGCTCCACCAACTGAACCAGTAATCCATGATTTCATTCTTCTATCGTCTGTTTCAGAAGCTCTATATCTTACATGTAAGAAAGGACGTCTGATATTAGATCCTAACATTTGATCATATACAGTTGATGTACCAGCAGGAACTAATACTCCTTTGATATTATCAACCATACCTCTCGTCGTGGCGTCGTTTAAGTATTTCCAGTCAGTTTTGTAAAAGTCATAAGAACCTCTTCTAAAACCAGAAAAACCAAAGTTAAGTGCCATTTCAGCTTCATTATCAAAAAGACCATAAGATGCGGCTTGAGTAGAAGCGTAACCTCCACCAGCTTGAGCGGCAATCATGTCATCAAAATCTAGAGCAGTTTGTCTGTCTAAAAATAACATGTTTTCTTCAATTGCACCTTGTAAATCTAATTGAGCTAGAATTTGATCAAAGTCACCTAATGCACCTGCGCCTGGATTAGCTGCACCAGCAAAACCAGCATATACATTACCTCTTTCTTCTAGAGCAGCAAACATACCTTGTGTTCCAGAACCAGCTGTAGCACCAGATGATGTTTGAACACCAGAACCATTAGCGGCAAGTTCACCTTCAACCATAGCCATCTCAAGATAATCTTCATATCTTAATCTAGTTTCTGATTCAGCTTTCATATACCATAAGAATCCAGATGTTCCGTCTTCTGTAGCAACCTCAACCCAACCGATTTGAGCCGTGTCAGAACCGTTAACTAAGTATTTATCTTTAATGATAATAGGCTTGTTAGAGAACTGAGTGAATTGTGGACTAACTGATCCATCCATTCCTTCTGTTCCTTTAGCGAAATCAGAACCATAAACAAATAGTTTAAGATTTGCATTAGCTAAAGCACCAAAGTTAGCAGCAGTATAACAAACAGCAGTAAAGTCGAATGTACCTGGAGCGCCTGGGTTAGGAGCAACAGTTACTAAACCTTTTAATGTTAATCCAGAAGCTGGATCATAAACTACAATTGTTTGATTTACTCTTATTACACATTGACTACCAGCTGGAACGTTAACAGTGAAAACACCGTTAGTAGCGTTGTTAGCTTTACTTACATCATCATAACCGATGTGTAGTCTATTTTGTTCAGACCAAATAACTTGATCAGATGTCATTGGCATTTCAGCGCCAACCATTCTTAAAAATCCAGATAATGTTCTATTTCCGAATCTTTCTACTTCTTGTTCGTACAATTCAGGAAGATATTGCTGAGCAAAGCTAGCAAAATCTGCTGAGTTAGGATCATTCCATTGTAAATAGTTTGTTGACAAGATTGATTGCTCTTGCGTTGGAGTGATACCTGCATTTTGTACTGTAAAATTTCCTAAAGGCATAATTTTAAGTTTTTATTTTCGTTTTATTTTTAATTTAGAACTATTTACTCCGCTAACTGCTTTAACCTTTAATCCATTTAAATAAATAGAATCATCAGGCGCTGACAATCTAGCTTTATTATCTATGTTTTTAGAATTAGCAGCTACATTTTTAACTGCATCTGCTCTTCCTTGTTCATAAAAATGATTAGCAATAGTATCTATGTTTTTTGCGGCAAATAAAGATTTATGATATTTGTTATAATCTTTCACTTTTCCATCTTTATCTAAGAACATCTCGAAAAAATTGGAAATATCTGATTGATTATTTAATAACTCTTCTGTGTTATTAACCTTATACCTAACCTTTTTTTCTCCTAAATCGAAATCAAAACCTTTGAATTCATCTTTAAAGAACTTGTTAGTGTTGTTAATAAACTCTTCGCGAGTTTGTTTAGCTCTTTCTTGCTCACTGTTATATCTATTGAAAAAGTCCATAGCTTTTTGTTGGTCTTGAGTAACACCCGGTCTCAACTTGATCTCGTCGTAATATTTACTCTTAGTGTCCTCCAAAAAACCTTTGGCTTTTGCAACTTCTTCTTTTATACCAAGCTTGCGCTTACGTATAGTTTTTTCATCATCTTCTTCCTCATCATATGCAAATTCATCATTTAATAAAAATTCTATTTCTTCTGCATTTAAGTGGGGTTTAGATTGTTTATAATATTCTTTTAATAAGGCAACATCATCTACATCAGAGTAATCTCTATTTAATCTAACATAATCTTCAACATTACCACCAGTTTCTTTCATAAATTGTACCAGTTTTTCTACATTTTCTGGTAATTCCATTTGAGGATTTTCTTTTACCTCTTCTTTAATTTGCTCAACTACTTCTTTAGTTTCTTGAGCATCTTGAATAATTTCTTCTATTACTGATTCTTCTGACTCTTGTTTCGGTTGCTGTAACTCCCGTACTTCTCCTTCCACTCCTTCCACTTGTGATATAGGTTGTTTTTCATCCAAGTCTCCTGTTTGTAACTTTGAAACGGCATCTTCTTCTATTTTAGTTTCTTTTTTAGAAAGGTCTATTCTAGCTGTTGCTTTTTCATTTTCCAACTTTCTAGGTCTTCCTCTTTTTTTCTTCATTTTAAACTCACCTTCTTGAGGTATGTTTTCATTTTTGTTTTCTTCCATGATATGATATTATATAATTAACGTGGTACTTCAAAGTTCGTAGGTAAAGTATCCTGCTGTCTTTGTTGTATCATTTGACTCTGTTGAGTTGCTTGTATTTGAGTTCGTTTATCTTTACGATCTTCAATTCTAGTTTCTTTTTGTTGCATAGCTTGAACATCCATCTGCTTCAACTGTTGGTCATATCCAAATTGAAGTTCGGCTAATTGCTTTTTAATTTCCCCTTCAGTTTGTATTTTCTGAATATCAAATTGAGCTTTACCTTGTTCTATTTGTAAAGTGGTTTGAGCAATAGCTTGTTGTTTTTGTACTTCTGCAGCTGCTGTTCTTTCCGCGGTTTCTGCCTGAGCTTGAGCTTGAATCTGAACCATTCTTTCTTGTTGAATTCTGTCTTGTTCAGCTTTTTGATCTTGTTTTAGTTTAAGCAACTTGTTAGCTAACTTTAAGTTTTTTATCTCTCTTATATCTACTGCATCAGGTAAAGTTATACTTTGCTGTTGTAACGCCATTTGTATATTTTGTTCCAACATAGCTCTTTCTTCTTCATCGGGTTCTATTTCTAAATAGATACCAAAGTCAAACAAATGTAAATTGCTTACTTCTTCTAAAGTTTTAACATTATATAAACTTATACTATCTATTAAACTTTCTCTTAATAAATCAAACTGCAAGCTATCTGCCACTCTCAATGATATATTTTCACAAGCTCGTAAAACTAAAAATAAACTTGCATTTAATATATGTTTTGTCGCCGTATTACTATTAGCCGCAGCAAGCTTTTGTAAACCAACTAAAGACTTTTCATTTGGCATTGAACCATCTCTAGCTTCGTTTAATCCGGTAACATCTCTTATCATTTGCAGGTAATATTGATAAGTTTGAATTAATGATTGAATTTTTTGCCCTCCAGCAGATGTTGCTAACTCCTGTATTGGAATCTTACCTTGATTATAATCTCCATCTTGCGTCATTGATCTACCTACAATACTACCAGTTTGGAAATACATATTTAAAGCTTCTGCAGGATTATAACTAGTTCCATTTCCTAAATCAACTTCTGCTAAACCATCTACATCCATAAACACTCCATCAGGAACTGTTCTAGATAAAACTTGTTGAAGCTTTAGTGATGTCAATTGAATCATGTCTGCAAAACCCATCATTCGTTCAACTAAAGATTCTATTCTGCCTTTGTAAATACTAGGAGCTACAATTTGATAATTCATATTAACTTTACTAGTGT